TCAAAATTTTTAATACAGCAATTAAAATAAAGTGTCATATAAAATACTAGTAAGTATTATCAAAACGGTTATGGTTATAAAAGAATAAAATAGTATTTCAGGGAAACCTTTATTTGTTTTTTTACTTATATAATAACTAAAATAAAAAATTGATGTAATTAAAATAACACTTAGTATAAAGGATATAAATATTTCTATCATAAGTATTTGTTTTTAGTATAATATCAGTCTTTTGGTTTACTACTTCTTCCAAAATATTCCGTAATTTTTCTTTGTGAAAGAATTTTATCAATACTCTCTTCAATTTTATAAATTAATTCTTTTGGAAGATTATCTGCGTAAAATCTTACCGAACCAAACTTGGTTTTAATCTGGTAAAATATAAAATCAGGGTATTGTTTAGTTAATTCTTTAAACAATTCATCTAAGTAAGCAGTAACCGAGGGATTATGAATATCTAATCCATAAAATCCCTCAGCTAAATGCTTTCTCCATTTATTATTAAATTCTTCAGGTATCATCTTCAATTGTTTTTAATCCATAAGAAAGTATAAAAAATGATATTTGGTATTCTGCTCTATATTTAGGTATTTTATGCTTTTTTCTTAAAAAATCTACAGCCCACTCCCTAAACTGGTCTTGTTCTTCACTAGACCAAGTATAATAATCGAACCAAGGAGTTCCTTCTATTTCGGGGTTTTCTTTTACAAAGTCAAAGTCAATATTATGCTTTTCAAGCATTTTATTAACGAGCTGTTCAATTGACTCATTTAGTTTATCAGTTTTTATCATATCATATTTCTCCCTTATCTTTTCTAGGGTGGCGTTTCTCTTCGTTTCACCAAGTTATTTTAGACTTATTTCTGGCTTCTAACTCCTCATTAATATGTTTAAAGCAGGAGCTTCCATAGAATCTACTAATCCCTGAATACAGATCAGCTGCTGGATGTACTGCTTTTACTATAGCATGAGTTGGGTTAGAAATTAATGGCTCAAAGTTTTTAGCTTCATTACCTAATAATAACCATACTAAGTCTGGTTTTTTATTTAAAGCTTTTACTACAGCTTTAAAAAATGCTTTCCAGTAAATAGTGTGAGAGCCTGGTTTACTCTTTTCAACAGTATAGGATGTATTAGTTAAAAAAACACCCTGCTCTGCCCACCTGGATAAGTCCCAGGGATCTATTTTACCAGAATGGAGCTCTTTTACCTCTTCAGGAAAACTCCTCTCTATCTCCTCTAAAATGAGTCTGAGAGAGGGGGGACATTTACTACTGTTTAAACTAGCAGAAAATGCGAGTCCATCCGCAGAACCTTCGTTGTAAGGATCCTGTCCTATCACAACTACTCGAACTTTATCATAAGGTGTAGCTTTAAAAGCTTTAAACACATTCTCCTTTTCAGGATAAATTGTTGTAGTGTTCCTAAGATGGGCTATCTTCTGACCTAGAACAGCAAATTTATCCGAGGAGTACTGAGCAGATAACTGCTCAGCCCACCCCGGTTCGAAAATTTTGTCTATCATAATAGTTCAATAAATTCTTGATTTCTGTCAGGGATACTATCTAGCTCTAAAGAAGTACTTAATTCTATTCCAAGCTCTTCTTCTAAATGATGTCGAAGTTCTTCTTGTTTATAGAGTACTTGATAGAGTCTGGATTTTTTACCTAGTCTATGAAATTTTAAAATTTGGGTTTTTAATTTAGAAGAAAGTTCTGAATACAATCCACGTAGAAAAGTAGTAGTATCAATATGATGCTCCTTGGGTATTTCTATTTTAAAGGATACATAGTCGTCTTGACGATACCCGTCTACAGCTCTTATAAAACCTGGATGATTCATTAAACACTCTTCTAACAGTTTATAAGTAGAGTGATTAGAGAAGCGGTATACTAATTCTAATACAGTAGTCTTCTTAGTGCTTAAGTAGGCATTAATAAGATATGTATTAATACAGTATCTACTCATTTCTCTTTGTGTAGAAACATTTAATTCTTTCACCTTTGGAGTTAGAGGCAGTGTATTTAATGCAGGAAGAATGTAAAGAGTTGTCCTGTTTCTAAGTTCTGAACAAAGAGTAAACTCTTTTTCTCCTACTTGATTTATGTGGTTTATTGCATAGGTAACTTCTCTATCTTCAAATGGAATTTTAAATGCTCCATATTTAGTTATACGGTAGAAATCGTTAATTGTAATTGAAGTTATGTCTTTTTCTATTGTATCTGAATATTCAATTTCCGTGATTACTCCTTCAGTCTCTAATTTCAATGTTGATGAATTAAGTGGACTGAGGATAACCTTCTTCCCATTAACTTCTTTGACAAGCTTCATTAAACAAGATTTTCTAATATTAGTATTTGTTTTACCTGATTAAATAGGTCTTCAGGTGAGTTCCAGAGTATGTGGTGATCAAACTCTTGTTCATCTAAAGATACTTCTGATGGGTGATCGTCTTTAGAGTCTAGACCCTCCTTCTCTACTCTAATTAATAGACCCATCTCTTTTTTGATTGCATCATACTCATTAAGAAATCTAACATCAGGAACAATCATCCAATGGTTCTTGGATTTTGCTTCTCCATACTTTCTTAGAAAGACATTTACCCAAGTATTGGTGTGTAAATGGTTTCTAATAGCATCTGTTCCTATTTTCTGCAACATTCTTCTTGGGGTGAGCAGTTCGTATCTCATTAGGTTTACTGAATGACCCTCAATTTCTTGCGTTGAGATGTCCACAGTTCCCCAGTCAATACTTAATGGTTTGTCTTTAAATTCTGGATCTTCAAGTTGTTCTCTAGTACATCCTATAAGAAGACAGACTATATCTTTTACAGGATCAGCAAATCTAACTACTTCTATCTCGTCAATCTCATAGATGGGCATAGGTTGTTTTTCAAGGTCATTAAAAATCTTCTCTTCAAAAGTAGTAAATGTTGATGCAGGAACAAATGCACTTCTCAAATATCTGTAGAAAATCTTAGCTGCAAAGTCTTTCCCAGATTGTTTTTTTCCGCTAATACCTATAATCATAAGTTGTCGTCGTTTAAAAACTCCGAAGATGTGCTAGGAGTAGGGTTAAAAGAATTAGATTCAAAAGTAGGCACTGGAATAGGAAATACTAATCCAGGTATTTCTCCTGTTTCTCTGAGATAGTCTTCTTGACAATCTAATAAATGTAATAATCTGTAGTGTTTTTGGAACTCAAATATTCCCTTAGACATTCCATAAGCTTCAATAAATGTATTAAACACGATGTTGGGCAATTCTTCTATTTTCTTCCCTTCAAAGAGTTTATTAACATATTTAATGCCTTTTCTAAAAATCCCTGGAATCCCATCACTACTGTCTCCAGTAATCATAGAAGCCCAAAAGTTCCACTCTGCTTGTTCAGCAGTGGTTTCTATCCACCAACCTTTAATAGTAGGTTCACTTTCGCCTTGGATTTTATAAGTATAGTTAAAATGACCAGCTTCACACTTATTAGGAATACAAGTTAATAGATCTTTATCTGGGCTACAGAGTATAGCTGTTCCATACAGCTCAGTAGTTAGTTTTTTATAATAAAAAGCACACAAATCATCAGCTTCTACTCCTTTTGTATACTCTGCTCCATATTTGTCTTGTAAAACAGACTTTAAAGTTCTTACATAAGATACTCTATCTTTTGTATACTCTCTTCTTTTAATTTTGTATTCTGGGAAAACATCGTGTCTAAAATATTTACCTTTGGAAATGAATAATAAATAATGGTCTGCTTGTGTTTTGGTTAAAAGGTTTTGGAATTTATCATCCAAAGCTTCGAGAGACTGCTCAAGAGTCTCTCGTAAGCTATGAAATGCTAAACCGTCCCCATCAATAATTGCTATTCGTTTAGGGTCTTCATTCATAAAAGTTTAGATTTATATTTAGTTAATAATTAATCCCAGTTCCTCCAGACTTCCGCCACAGACCTATATATTCCATGAGTATTCTCTCCTACAATATTCTCTTCTGCAGATTGTACTGAGTCTGAAGCNCTCTCCCCTGACTCCTCACTCACATTTTCTGTGTCTGTTAAGACTGAAGTAATCTCTCCTCTCTCAANCATCTCTNGTATTTCTCTGCTCTCTCTCATAAGATTTTCGTCTGCTGCCTCTTCACCTTCTTCTTCCTCAGACAGCTCTTCACTAGCTGTGTTAGACTTTAAAGATTCTTTCTCTATATCTTCACAATACTCCTTAATAAGATTTTCTCTGTATTCCTGTCTACTGGCTTCGAGTAATTTCCCTTCTCTAACTAAACTACTGATATTGATCAGGGAGTCGATATCTAAAACAAAACTGTTCTTTCTTGGCTTCCCCCCCAAATCTTTCAATGCTCCTCTGTAAGCACTCTGCCTACTTTTAGGAACAGAAGAATTAATTAAGAGAACCAAATCTTTCATAATATCAGTTGCTACTGAAAGGTCAGTAGTATCCATCCTGGAATACCTGTTGAAATCTTGCACAGTAAGAGTAGGTAAACACTCTATATCTGCATAACCAATATGAGCAAATATTGCTGTCCCAAAGGGGACTGAAAACCTAGATCTTTCTCTGACCATTTCTAAGGAATGAGTGTGTTTATCAAACAACCTTTGTGTTACAAAATCCAAAAAATAATCAGCGATATCTTTATTAGTATTAGCACCATAGGATGTAGTATCGTCTTCACAATTAGTTTCCATTCCGATAATATCTCGTTCTTTCTGTGGCACACTTTTTCTACTAGTACTAGGTAATCCTGATTTTTTTGTGATAATTATGTCACTTTTAGTAGATGGATACAAAAACATAAGAGGAATTACACTAATGTCTTCGTTTATAAATATAGGTTTTTTCTCGAAGTACCTATGTCCTTTTAAATAGTTAATATCCATAGTTTATACAGGTTTAGTGATAATACCAGGCATATCTTTAGAAAACTCTACCATTTCAGTATAACAAAGCTCTAGGAGCTCTTTATAAAAGAAAGGTACAGCAGCCACTTCTTCTTCCGAATAAGCATTACTTAAATAATTTACTACAAAAGAAGTAATCCTAGCTCCTAACAACATAGCAGCATAGGAAGTTTGTTTAAAAGTACAAGGCTCGTCTGGTATATCGTTGTCATCAAATAAAGTTTTTTCATAAGTTTCAACATCTCTTTTAGTGGGATAGACACAAAAAATCTCATATTGAGTAGCTCTAAGTCTTCCATCAATAAATAACTGCCTATCTGGGTTACTTTTCCACAACTCAAAAGCTCTTTTTCTAGCTGCCATATTGTCAAAACCAACTATCATGATAGGGACATTAAGTTGAGAAAGAGAAGAATCCTCAGTCAACTTATGAGTACTGGGAACCAGTCTCCCTGCACTAATATCTACGAGATTAGTTATTAAAGCATGGAGTTTATAATTTCCTATGTCCTTCGGCCAAAAGAACTGACTTCCCACGTTATGCTCCTCTACTTTATCAAAGTCCATCAAAAGAATTGTAGATTTAAGGGTTTTAACTAGATTATAAGCTGTGTTACTACCTATCCCTCCTAATCCTAGAATTCCTATTGTCTCTTCTTCACTCCCCTCAAACCAGGGAGCTTCTTTAAAGTTCTGTTGTATGATACTCATAGTATAATTCGTCTTTTATATGATCTAATAAATTATCTTTCTTGCCTTCTATTGGGGTCACATCTTCTATCATGTTAATGACTTCGTCTAGTATGTTAACATATTCTTCTTTGTCTGAAGGTTTTCCTCCAAAGGACTTAATATAGAGCTTACTAAATATTGTGTCGAATTCATCAGTATGTTTTTTAGTCACACCCATTTTAGAAGCTTCTACTACTGCAGACTTCAGTGTACCAAAGTATCTTCCTGTTAAATCACTAACCAACTCTCTACCAAAGTCATTGATAGTTTCTTTTAATTTCTCCTCTTCTTTATCAAGTTTGGGAGTGGGAGGAAAAGGAAGAGCAGCTTGTTTATCAGTAGATTTGTTATACTTACCTCTATGTGAAAAAGAATCATACCCATCCCCATATCCATAATGAGATTCTTGTCCATACCTATAAGTACGTCCATATTTTCCTGTATTCCAGTTTTTACTCTTAGATTTAGACTTTCTCTTACTCTCTTCTACTTCTTTATACCTTTTAAGAAACCAATCAGGAAGAGTGTGTTCGTCGTCTATTTCAACCTCGAGGTCTAAGTCTATAACACTAGATGATTCTTTTTCTACAACAAAGCTTCTAAACTCTCCATTATCATCCGAAATACGATGCTCTTCTTTTATTAGAACTGAAGAACTAAATGCAACTTTAGCTGCATAATCTTCATCAGTATTTACAACTAAAGACAAGTAATAGTTTGTTTTTGTAGCATTATTTCTAAGTTCAGACATATCTGTACCACTGAAATAAGCTGACATAGTATGGTGAGAATGTATAAGACCTGTTTTTACTTCTTCTAGTCCATAACCGTATTCTTCACAAATATCATAAACATTTGCCAGAGCTTCGTTGTATTCAAAGTCTGTAGAAGCACCTTCTCCTAAATCCATAAGATAAAGTGTTATCACTTCAAACTTAAAGTTATTTAAACTGTCAAAATCAGCTTCAAGTGTTCTATAAGCAATGATACCAGACCACTCTTTCCCAGGATATCTAGAGTGCAAGTAGTCGATTTGTTTTTTAACTGACTCAGGCACTAACAGTTTCCCGTGTATTTTTTTCTCTTTCGTCATTATTATTTAAATTTTTAATTAATAAAAAGTGAGTAATTTCCATCTCTAGTCTTTCTATAACATGGTCTACTATTTCTGTATGAACTCGATATTCGTTTTCTGATGATTTGTAAGGTACATATTCTACTTTAAGAGGAACACGCTTCCCCTTAAACATTACTTGACTCTTTTGACCATCTAATCGTTCACACACTTGTTTTACCATTTCTTCATTGGGTGCACCCGAAGGCTCTTCTATAGATACTCCATCTCTCATAGGATAAAATACTCTACAATGCTCTAATTCTGGTACTTCATATAATATCCTATCTAATACAAAATGAATAAACTTTTTCCCAGAGTTAGTAATTTTAACACCCCCATGTTGATCATATCTTATATCTGCTAATCCTTCAACTGCTTCTTTTGGGTTATTAGAGATATAGTTTTTAAACCCATTATATGCTGTTGACATAATTAACTCTCTTTTTTCTAGGTTATTTTGTCTGTAAAGAGGGGTTCTTATTGGTGCTCTAGATTGGCTAAAAGCTTGTAGTGTACGGAGATAGTCTGACATATGTTTATAAGGAGCTCCTTCTAAAGATTCCCAACCAATTATGTGTTCAAAATTTACTAAAAAGGTAGTTAAAAGTTCTATGTGTCCAGCCTGCAGTTGAAAGAGTGCTTCTCGTATGGGAGTATTACCATAACAGAAACTACTGTCCCAGTTTCCAGGATACTCTCCTGGAAGATGAGAGTGTATATAAAACTGGGCGTTCGTGGTTCTAGGGTTTTTTTCTATAGAAGAGAAAGTAGTCCTGGCTACTTGAAGATCTCTTAAAGCCAGGTCTTTTGAAAAACTTAACCTTACATAGAAATCTTTTACTCTATGTTTTTGTTCTGCAGAGTTTTTAATTGTTATTTCAGGGTAATGAATTATTAAGTCTATATAACCCTCGTTAGTTAGCCGTATATCAGTTCTTTCTGGGTCTAGTATTTTAGAAGTTATATTTTTCAGATACTTTATTAAGGAGTTGGAAGAAAACCCCCTTGGAGCAATAATACTTCTTCTAATAGTATTATAATGTAATTTCTTTATTCTAGAAAATACATCACTAGAAAGAGGTATTAGGCTTTGAAGACCTACAATTACAAATGTGTTCTGTATTCTTATTACACCATTACTTTTTGACCTAGCCTGTAAATATACAATAGTAGATTGGTCTGTTATTGTCCTATTTTGTAAATTTTCCTCCAAGGAGCCCTCACTATGAGTTTTGTAGATACAATATTGTCCTGGAATTGGTTTATCTTTCACTTCTTTATCAGGAATTATTATTTCTTTCAGTTCTGATGGAGAAAGAGATAATAATTCTTTTATTGACAGTTCTTTCTTCATATTAATATACTAAAAAGGGAGAGTAGAATTAACTACCCTCCCTATAGTTCAACAATAAAGTTTTTATTTTACAAGACCAAGCTTTTCCAAAGCTCTGTAGATTTCAACAGACTCATTCTCTAGTTGAGAGACAGTAACTCCTTCCACAAGCTCATCGCCTGGGTCTATTTCCTCCCCACTGTCGATACGGTTTGCTGTATCCAGAATAATACTACTACACAAACGAAGTCTGTCAGATAGTCCTAACTCGAAGAACTCATCTTCTTTGTTTTCATCTTCCTCAAAGACTTTTTCAGTGTAGAAGTCGTGCAGTTTTTCAATAAGTTGGGTTTTGTTTCCACCCTTGATATCTGCATCGTACATTTCATTGAGAAAGGCAGCCAACTCTTTCAATTTACTAAAAGAGTGTTCTTCCAAGTTATCATACATACCTGGAATATAAGCTCCTCCTTTACTTTTTGTAAATGATACAAAGAAGATAGTGTCAGTTGTAGGAAGCACTGCTTCATCCAACTGATAAGATGTGCGGGTAGCACGGTCAATAAGGTTAAGCTCAGAGAGATCAGAACCAGGATTGACATCAAATTTTCTCAGAAGTTCTGAGCTAGAACGAATGAGCCTCCTCAATTCAGACATATCATATACATCAGTTTCAAGAGGGAAAAGGGCATTACTAGTTAACAGTTTAAATTTAAACGTCCTCATAGGATAAAATGTGTTTAAAGGTTACTTAAAAATTTTATTTGTTTGGGTTAGTAAAGAACTAACCAATTGAGAGAATTCTTCTATTCCTTTATGATAAACAAAATCACTAGGGTCTTTCGGAGTTCCTGGAGGGTTATAGATAAATTCTATATTATAGTAACTTGCGAAAGACTTAGCGTTTTTAATTCCTGGTCCATCATTATCGAACCAGATAACCATTCTTTTAAATCTTGATTTAAGTTTTTCTACATAGGACTCATAAAAGAATTCAGTCTCGCTGTTAGGAGCGATAGCAGGATACCCCAATCTCCAAAATGGACCACAGTCTTTCAAACTACTAGTAATAATTAAAATATCTCCGAATCTTGGTAAAGCAGGATATCCTTGTACTACTGTATAGTCTACGTTTGAAAGAAACTTAGGATCCTCACCCGGGAAATAAAGTTTTCTTCTAAAAACGTCTTGATGTGAATAATAGTCAAATGTATAGACTAGTTTATCGTCACTGACTTTAGTTCTGTGGTTAAAAACTCCCTTTCGAGGATTTGTGATCCAAAAATGGGTAATTGGGTGTATCCTAGCTAACTCCAATAGATCTGCAGTCCAACCATAAGATTCCCAGAAATCAATATCACAAGCCACCACGCCTCTCCTTTTTACTTTAATAACGCTAGGTACTTTTCGTAATCCATCAGCACTAGTTAGTAAATTAGATTTAGGAGAAAGTACTGATTTAGGTTTTATGGAAGAATCCAGATCATTGCCCAGTCCTAATTGGAAATCCTCGTTAATTCGTTTGAGTGCTTCATGAAAACTCTCATTATGCTTATAAGCTACATAATCAATAGCTCTATAAGACCCAGGCATTCCAAAATCCTTGTAAAGATAGTCTCCATTCCAGAGACTTATTAAGCAACTGGGCTGGGAATCATCATTTCTCTCTCTGAATTTAACTCCAGGCTTCTTAAAATTTTCACAATACCTCTTGAAAATATCAAGAGTAGTTATTCTTTTAAGAATGTTTTTCTTAGTTAGGTCTGGACGTATTGTAAACATAAGTCAATTAGGTTTTAAAATGGTGCTTCATCTTTGTTTGCAGGAGCAGGGATATCCGAATCTGGAGTTACTTTCTCTTCTTGGATTTTGTTACGAAGCATTTGTTTATCTTTGGCAGTCACTTTCAATGTACTCTCACTACGAGGAACAGTCATACTCTCAAACGGAGCAAAAGTAGAAATATTAGTATAGTATTTCCCATCTTTTTCTGCTAGCTCCAGTTTCACCCTAAGAGGGGTAGTAGAGTAAGCAGGCTTACAGGCTTCTTCGATCTTATTAACCAAATCTACCCAACCTCTAGCATTAATTTCAGTATCTTCTCCTTTAAACTTCCTAAGAAGACTAGTTAGAAGACCCTTTTTAATACTAACAGCTTTCTTGAAAGTTTCTTCTGATTGGGAAGTTTTAATATCAGGGAAATACTGTCTTTGAGTCTGCATCTGTTGTCCGTTTTTCTCTGCGTTGATCTGGAAATACCGTTGTTCTTTTGGGTCTAGTTCTAGAGACTTAATATAAACATTGTCTTGAATAAAGTCTTCTTCTTTGTCAATTAGTACAAAACGAGAGGGAGTTGACTCTTCTGTTGTAGAGTCAATCTTAAACATATTTTCTTCAGTCATAATAAAATAATAGTTTAAAGGTTAATATTAATAAATAGGATTCTCTTCTTTTGGTTCTTCATAGTACTCTGTGCGGGGCTCTTCTTCTGCAGAATCTTGTTCAGCTTCTTTAGAATCTTCATCTTCTATAATAGTGAAGAATCTCTTTTTCTTAGGTCTCATTCCTTTCAATCCTACTTTCTCTTTATAAAAAGGAACATCGGAAGCAGGAATACCTTGATCTTCAGGAATGTTGAACTGGGCATTGAGATATTCTGCAATTCCCTTGTTACTGAGCCCCTCTTCCAGAGCGTCAGTGATGTGTTTCTTCAATTCTGATTTTGTGATAGTTGCCATAATAATAATAAAAATTAAAGTTAATAAATAATTGAATTATCCTTCATTGTATTCATCAATAAGTTTAGAGACTAGTCCCAGATCATTAGGTATGTGAATTTCTTCAAACATCCCTATAGGGCTTTTAGCAGGAAATTCTCCGTCATGGTTAGTAACAAATTGGTACTCTACTTTATTGTCCATTCCTTTTGTTACTTTAGAATATAAAACAACAGTGAATAGTCCTTCCAAAGTAAGATAGTCATCCACCATTTTTCCCACAGTCTTCATTTTATAACTAGTTTCCCTATCTTGTTCAGGATGCCAGAGAAAATAAACTTTCAAATCTTTCCTGGTGTTTCTGGCAGCTTCTACAATTTTACCCATATTGACTCCAATATCAGCAAATTTGTTATAACCCATCTCCTTAGCTCTTCTCATAAATTCAAATGCCATAATATATTGTGCATCGTCTATTACTATATTCTTAATCTCTGGACGAGAATCAGAAATATAAGCAACAGCTTTAGAGATTTGGTTAGCATCAGCAGACTCAAAATAGTTTCCTTCTTTAGTTATTTTCCCTGAATAGAGTTTCTTCCATCCTCTAAACGGCAGGTCTTTTCCACTGACATTGATGATTACAGTTTCTTTAGGAGATAGTCCTGCTATCCCCAATGTTGGAAATTGTCCATAACTAGTACTTTTTCCTGTACCAGATTTTCCCACTATTGCAATACTTGCCATAAATAATTAAATTTTAATAGTTAATAATTAACCAGTGGATCCAAATCCACCTCGATTCTTGTTTTTTAATTGTTTCACCTTGACAAACTTATAAGAAGTGAATAGATCCTTAATTTTCATATACCAGGGAGCGTCTTCTCTAAGTTTAACAGTGAATTGACAAACTCTAAAAGCTTTTGGAATATGGGAGGTTTCTCCATCAGAGTTTATATTCAATACAGGCATTTTCCAAATATCATCCTGACCTGAATAATTAGTATCTATTTCTCCTACAGAGTTTACTTGAATAATACCAAACTTTGCAAAAGTGGAGCTTCTGGGTTTTATCTCTGCTTTGTACCATTTAGGAAGCTGCATAGCAATTCCTAAATCCAACAATTCATACTCTCCAGCATTAAGTTTATAACTTCTACTAACAGCTAAATCCACCCAATTTCCGTGTTTTCTGAGACTATAAAGTGGATTAAAGTTTACATATTTAATCTTCATTAAAAAGCTCTTTAAGGGTTTGTGTTTTTAATTCCAATAACTTGTGTTTAAGTTTGTCCATCTCTTCCCTGTCTTCTTTAGAGTTGAGATACTCTTCTATTTTATAGTAGTAATTGAGAAGAGAAGACGACACTAAGACTTGTAGTTGTTTTTTAGGGTCAATAGTCATAATTTTATTAAGTTTTGTAATTTGTAAATATAATAAGGATCTTCAGCGTATCCCAGAGAGGTTAGAAAAGTTAGATAATTAGTGTATTGTTTATTTCTAGTCATAAAATTATACCACAGTATATAATCATCTACACTGTCACTCCAATGATTATAAGCTGCATGTCCTCTATTAATATATTGGGCTGTAGTAGGTCGAACTAGTGGATACTTCATTCCAAAGAGATTATTATTTTCTTTGAATATAGTACTCCTAAATTCTCCTGTTTCAAGTACAGCCTGTGCATAGACTATTTCCTTATTTCTAACTTTTCTAAACTCTAAATACTCTCTGAGATTTTCTACAGAGAACTCAACAGTTTTAAAGAACTCTGTTTTTTGTTGATAATAAGTAAAATAACAAAAATTGTTAGATTCTCTCTTATAATTTAGTTCAGGTACATACGGTACATTAGGTTCGTAAGTATATTCCCAAAGAGCTAATACTAAGAGACTTAAAATTATCCAATTTTTCATAAATCTGGTTTTACCTGGTCTTTACTAATGATATCATAAATGCCTTGGGTCATTTGAGAAGTTAGAGGCAGTTCTTTAAAATAGTTAGCAGCTCCATTAAAGTAGAGCTGAGTAACTGCAGAATTACCTCTACGATTCAAAATTATTGACAACTCTCTGTGTCTGTCTCTCAATTGAGAAATGTCATATCCCTCCCAAGACATTTTTCTGTGTCTGGCTGGAGAAAATAATCCAACTAAAGTATCACAGTCTTGTTGTATATTCTTAGCAATACCTATGCCGTCTGCTGAAGGACGAAGTTTATCTGCTTTTGTGTTTTCTACAGATTCCTGACTCGCTGCTTGCTGCGCTACCAGTACAGGAATAAACTTCCACCTATCTCTCACAGACATAAGATAGTTAGAACTAAAGTTTTCAAGATTTCTTCTTTCATCTAGTCCCTGTTCAATAGTAAGCAATCTAGCATGATCTACTATTACTATATGATACTCATTTTCGTCATTTTGTTTATAATATCCCACATTTTTATTAAAATTCTCCAAGTCAATTCTATCATCTTCTGTAACTTTATACCCTTTGGAATCTATTTTACGAGGAAGACTCATATCCATCCTTCTTCCTTCTTTATCTATATAATATCCTACATCATGAGCATATCCTCTTATGTGTTTATAAATACCAAATGGGTTTTTAGTGAAATCTACATAGTTCACAACTTTCTCATATGCCTCAAACCATTCTAAAAACTCATCAGAAGAAATAATTCTTTCAATCTTGTCATCCAAAATATACCCTTTATAGATACTGTCAATGTAATCAGGAGCTACTGTTATTCCATATTTATAAAACAACAAAAAGCTTCTAATTTCTTTGATTTTGTCTTCCTTAGACTGTTCTAAAGAGAAATAGGTGATCTTGGGTTTAATATTAGTTTCTTTCTCTAATGAAAATAAGAATGGATTGAGGACAAATAAGAAATCTGTAATTTTCGATTTTCCAACTTTACTATTTGCTGTCACTAAAAAATAACGTCTCTTCATTATTCCAGGAAAATATTCACTAAACCTCTCGAAAGGAAATGGTATAGCAATATGTTTACCTTCTTGTCTCAGTTTTTTATTTTCTAGAGTTTCCTGAAGAGTCTTTTTGTATATACTCATAGATGTATTTGTATTGATGATGGATTTTGGGGGCTAAATGCAAGAGTACCTCTTATTAAACAAACTGTTTTTACTTCTTCTTCTAGAATTAGAAGATCGTCTAGATCTCCAGCAATTCCTGTTATCTGTTTTAGCTCTTCTAAGGTTATATGGGCGACATCTTTTACTTTTATAGGATCTTTATATCTATTACCCTCTCTTAAATTAACAAGAGCTACTTTATAAGGCTCTGTTTGACTAAGCATATAAAACTCTTGAAGCTCTTGGGCAGACTCTATACTAAAAATATCTCCTATTTTAAAAAGCTGTCCTTCTTTAAAAACTTCAGGGAATATTTCTGATAGTACGCCTTTAGCAGTACTACATTTTTTAGCAGCAGCTAATACTCTTTCTTTTGTTATTTCAAGTTTCATTTTCTAATTGTTTTAAATAATAAGACTTAACTTTTTCTATAATTTCTTCAGAAGAATTACAATCAATAGATATACGAAGAACTGTGTTAGTTATACTTGGCCAATTTGTATCTTCATCTTCAACTTCGTCTAAATGATATCTAGGACTAGGTAAAGACAGATAGGCCAAATCTTGGGCGTGCATATTTGCTACTCCTTCTATTACTTTTTCATCAAAAGCTTCAAGATTTCTTGAATATTTCGTATAGGGAGAAAATCTGCCCCATTTAGTTTCTCTTAGTTCTTTACATAATTCCAGAGTTTTTTTATAGCCGTCAGTTTGTTTAATTTTCTCTTGTTTTTCAGCTATAAGTTTATTGAGCTTTTCATTATACTCATCTTGGGCTTTCTTAAATATATCTGTACACTCTTTTCTAATTTTACGAGCTAATTGTCGTGCTTGTTCTCTATTTATTTCCATAATTATTAAATTTAGGCTTTTTGAATAAAGGGATCTTCTCCTGAATTTTCTTTTACAAACTCATCTAAGAAATTTTTATCAGCTAAATATGTTCTAGCTTTTTTACAAAACCTAGGATTATCTAGACTATTGTAATAAGGTTCAATCATATCCAAAGCTAGTTTCTTGTGAGTTTTGGTAAGTTTTCTCCAATATTTCTCAGCAGGATTTTTATCTGTCTTGGGCTTACCTGTTACACTGTGGTATTTATCCCAGAACTCATCGAAGGTTACATCATTCTGCTTAATACTGAATAAATCTAGAGTCTTTTGACGAGGAAACACATCCCTTCCTACAACTTTAATGTACATCTCTACTTCTAATTCCTCTTCTAACTCTTTCCATTCAGGATCAATCAAATCTAAATCAATCTCTACCTCGTCAACCAGAGCTTGCAAATATACGAATTTTTTTAGACATAGCTCTGATTTTTCTAATTTTTTAAGATCTAAAATTATTTCCATACATCAATTTTTTAAGATTCTTAATGCACCTTCCATAGAAACTAGGGAATCGTTGAGGGTTTTACTTTTGTGACGATTGTACTTACTAAGTAAACTCTCATATACTTTTTCCAGAGCTTTAAAATCATCTTCTAGCTCTAACGATTCCATAGTTTCTACTTCTTCTACAATACTATCAAATTTTTCAATCTGACCTTCTGCACTTCCAGATAAATTCTTCATATTATTTGATTAACATTAATTTCTCGCACTTCTTGATTCTCAGTAGCTTTTTCAAACCACACTTCTGCTTGAGTGTTTCTAGGAACTATATAAACTAATACAGCTTCTTCTGTTAATGGAAGTCTATTAAGTCTTCCTTGTTTCTGTAAATTATTAGTTTCACTAGAATTAAAACTCTCAAAAATAGCGTAGTTGGCTTTCCTGAGATTCATTCCCAATGTGAGGGATTGACAAGATGCAAGTTCTTTTATTTTACCTGAATTAAACATTTCAATCATCTTCTGATTGTGTTCAACGTCTTGCTTACTATTTATATAGTATTCTGATAGTCTTTGACTCTTAGAAGTGAGTTCAGAAAACAACAATACTTTATTACTCTTCCAAGTTCTGTTTTTTCTAGACCTCAATACTTTGTTTTTAAGAGTGAGTGCTAAATTAGCACTACTATTTAAATTCCATAATAACTTTTTTCTTTGAGTAATAGCCCACCAATACCTTCCCAGAATTTTCTTCATCTCTGGTGGCTTAGATGGGTTTTTGAGAGCATATACCGCTTTTACTCCTAGTACATCTTCATAGGGGTACTTAGACATAATTTCAGCTTTAGTTTCTTCAATAACAGATTCCAGATAATTATAATAACTGAGCTCTCCTTGAACCCAAGACTTAGTTTTAGTCTCTACTTTATATTTAACATCGTCTGTCAAATTATATCTTAAGGCATAAATGAGTTTTTTGTTAGTAATACCATCTTTCTCACTATTATTATATTCATAGATAATAGGACAAAAGAGTTTGTAAAACTCCATCTTCTCGTCTTTCTTAATAATATCAGGAGTAGCTGTTAGCCCTATTCTACATAAGTCAAAATAAGCTGCCAGTTTTATAATTCTACCGTACTTTGGAGTAGTCATAGTGTGAATTTCATCAAATATCACAAGATCAAATTCTGTCAATTCTTTTCCTTCCCATTTATAGGCAGTTTGAACATTTTCAATAGTAATGTTTATAGTTTTTTCTATACTACCTGCGTGCCAATTGTCATCATTATACACTTTAACTCCCCACTCAGTATCTTCAATATGAGTAAGTCCCCACTTTTCAAGTTCTTCTTTCCAATTATTCTTTAGATTGGTTCTAGGACTAGTTATAAGAATATTAGAAAATTCTCCTTTTTTGATAGCATTTATTGCTATTCTGGTCTTACCTGTACCTGTAGATAGAACTACAGTTCCTATGAAGTTTTTTTCTTCTAGTTTTTTTAAAGACTCTCTCTGAATTTCTTCTCTAGTTTTTTGCATAAAATAAAGGTTTAAATTTTCTTCTTTTTCTTCTTTTCCTGGTCTTCGCAGTACTTCTTTAAAATCACATACATTCCTTTCTCTAAAGCTTCTTCATAGCTCGCAAAACCACTGTCTTGCCAGGGATATCCCCTCATACCATAAAGAAAGTTTCCATTAAGAGTTAAAAGAGTATAGGACCAACCAGTTTCTTCTCCAATACCAATCTTTATATGAATAAACTTTTCTTCTCTTAACCACTTTTGAATATTAACCTGAGTAACTTCAAATAATCCTTCTTTATCTAAATCAGGCATATAACCATCTATTTCATATAGACTTTTTAAGCTGTGTAAAGTGGCAGTAGAAACAAGGAATCCTTCTTTCTGAGCTAATTCAGCTGTTTCAGGTGTTACAAATTCTGGGTAAGGACAACTTTGTAACCAAGCTACTATTTTTTTTCGTTTCTTCATGTTAAATATTTTTTTTATATCAAATGTTTTAAAGCGTATAAAATAGCTGCTTGATATGCTTCTGTTGGTGACATATAATCTTCTTGTTTTTTCCAACCTGCATTTCTTGTTGCATAATTAGTAGACATGTGTTCCCACCTCCAATGTGTTAAATTATCAGAGTATGGTATAGGAGTTATCCTAACCCAAATCCCATATTTCTCATACAACCACATCACTACTTCTGCAATGGTTGGGGCTTGAAACATTACATTTTTGGCTGGATATTTATTTACATCTATAAGTAATTCTTTTAAAACCACTCTATAATGTAAATAATCACCTGTATGACAGCCCCCAAAACCGGCATCTGCTGCTGTTTTAGAAGACATACCACTAACAGAATTTGCTATTAATTCACTAGTTCCTATTTTTTCTGGACAAAGCTCCCTATTATCTTCATTATCTTCATAGTAATAATAATAGTAAAATGTTTTCTCTTTAAATCCTTTTTCTTTAGCCAATTGAGCTGTTTCAAAGTTTATAAGTCTGTCTTCCATATCTTTTAAATATTAGGTAATTTTGTAAGTTTAAATCCAATAAGTCCAATTCTTTTAGTACCTAAATCACTAACTTTACTACGTTTTAATAAGTTTTAATCCATTTTGTAAAGCAATCTCTAGAGCTTCTTCATAAGTATCTTCTACATCATCAGTTTTCCAATCTTCTTCAAT